CGACCCTGCTGACCAAATGACAACTCGTGTCAGATGGTTCGTTTCTCACACAAATGCATACCTCTAACCTCGAACTTGAGGGAGCCGAAATGCAAAGTTGCGTATAGTATCGAGGACCCTGATGACTCCGTCCAATGGGAAGAAGTCCTCAGGGCCTTGGTACGAGCGGTCCGGAACGGGACTCCTGAAAAGGAGACCATTTCCTGGACCTACGATCATGAGACGCTCTGGAGCCCACGATTAGTGGACACCAGAGGTTTCAAAGTGAATCAGTTCAAGTGTAGCCAACAAACTTTCGTCAGTTTGTTGGCGACACGAACATACTGGTACAAGCGCCTACCGGCTAGTGGAAGACACAGAGTCAGAAAACTGTGTCTAGACAATTCCGGAAGGCTTTTCCTTCGAGACATTTTGAACACCGTTGACGGTGTTCTAATGTCACTGATCTTTTCATTTCCCGAGATGTTCCTTAAGGAGGGCTATGCCCTTTCAGACAGGATCACCTCGAGTATAATGATGAATTGTTTCCACAACTATTCGAACTTCCAAAAGAAGATCAAAAGGGTGCGGAAAGATGTGAAGAAGGCTATGCTGTCGAAGGTAGAAATACCAATCGACGACAGCCTTCGCGATATGTCATTCTTGGTTCGACCTCTTCAATGTTTCAATACAATGGCGAAGTCGAGCTCCAAGGAGAAGATGTTTAGAGTTGCTATGTTCGTCCAAACCAGGGCTACTGGTTTGGCCGGCAAAGAGCAAGTCAACGAATCAATTGAATCTTTCTTGTCTGCGGCTACGCAGAAAAGAGAGTTCAAGCCGAATGCTTTACTAGAAAGGTGTATCGATGAAGTGATTGACGAGTTACTCGCCAAACCCTACCTCGGCACCAATCCAGAATTCAAGATGTCCATGAGCACCTCTGCGTGCAGAGAGAGCTCACGGGCAAATGAAGGCAAATTCGGGTATCTGAAGACTCTCGTTCGTGATGCGGAGGTAGTAATACCGCCGCTGAAAGAGGGAATTCCAGGTACCCTTGGAAAATGGCTGTGGCCTGAAGCCGCTGAGAAGCTGCTGTCAGGCGACAGTTCAGTCATGGAAGTGAACGTCGCGGCTGTCCGTGAAAACGGAAAGGCGCGAGTGATCACGTCAGGAAGCTTTTGGAAGGATGTGGCTCTACAACCGTTTAGCCACATCACACTCCATTTGATCAAACAGCTGGACAATCTCAGATCCGGACTCAAGGCGTCTCGCCTTGGTTGGCGGTTCATTGAAAAGATTGTCAGACAACCGAACGACAGGGGTGGGGTGAACTGGATCTTCGATTCCAAAGATCCAATTTACCTCTACACCTCTGATTGGGCAAAGGCCACGGACGCTCCCACACCAGAAATGGGGTGGAGAGTGACCGGGCGACTTTTAGAAAAAGCGGGCCTAGACCAGTACTCTCTTGACGTTGTCAAGAGGTATTGGCTAGGTCCCAAGAAGCTGATGTTGAGAGGAAAATGCGTCGGTACACTAGTCAAAGGTATACCGATGGGTGATCCCCTCACAAAGACGAATTTGTCGCTCGCGCATCCGATCGCTGATCGGTATGCACGGTACATGCTCGGTTGCCTT